ATCAACGCCGTCAACATTCGCACCGTACATGCGCGCATGAACATTACGCGCAATTTCCGCCGCCATTTCCTTTAAGCGTGTTTTATTTAAACCCGGAAAGTCCCTTTTCATAACGTTGAATACAATTCTGGCGATGATTACTCGATATTCTCTCGATATCATTGCAAAGTGGCCCCATGTTTGATCAGGAATGCATCTAGTTGCGCGCGTAGCTCCATTGCCGTTTCAATTGTAATTACTATTTGCACAAATTCAACATTAAACGGAACGCACATAGTTGGTTCGCTAATGCTAATTAGCAAATGCTTTCGTTCTTCATTAACATACCCAACATCATGTACTTGCTCAGTCACGGCGTATCATCTTTAGCATTAACGACTTCCACAACCTTGCCGTTCAACAATGCCCACAATACAAACGACAACAGCCAATCCTTTTGCCCATTGTCGGTTAAATTTACTTTACGTTCCCGCACTTGTTCTTCCGTCTTGGCGTCAAATGCGCGAACGACAATATTCAATGCCCTATGCTTGCGAGTTACTGGTGCAAATTGATCCATATGAAGATGCCTACCCAAAATGTGACGATAGCGATTGAAAGTCCAAAGCAGACGATAGCAGTAATATCACGCTTAGGCATCGATTGCGGCCGATTGTCAAGCTTTTCTTTGTACGGCTCCGTTAAGTAGAATGATTTATCTTCGATCATAGTGCTATACACATTAATATTTCCATTGCTCCGTACACTCGATTAGCGCCGCAATGCTCGCATTCATAATCTCTTGCATCAGGCTCGCAACCGTCTTGCTCCTGCCCACATTCCAGACAGAAGCCAGGATTATCAAGCGAGTTATTGTAACGGATAACAGCTTCTTCAACTCGCTTATCGGTTATGCTATCGTGAACCTTCAACGGCTTTTGACCGTAATTAGGTTCTGTGAGGTAACGAGGAAGGCTCATATTCCACCCGGTAAGCCAAGCAATTCAGCTTTAAAGCGATTGCTGCAAGGAATGCTTTGCGCAACAGTTGACCCCATTCGCAAGCTACCGGACTTGCCGATATAGTAATATCCAAGTCCCTGATCACGAATGAAAACGATATATTTGTGAGTACGCTTAACTTCGTGCAAGCCTTTCGCCTGCAATGCGGCAACAAACCGCTCTTGAAGTGTCTTAGCCATTACACCCTCCCCCTACCAAGCGTAATATGGCCGATTGACGAAAGCTCGCGTGCCATTTCTTCAGGATCATTCAACTCTGTTTCGTCGGCTTCGCCGTTAGCTACGGCATCTTCATACCAAACCTTGATCATAGCGGCGGAAACGTAACGATGTTCCGGCCATACAATTTCAAATTTTCTGGTATCTTGTGCCATTTGATTAGCTCCGTTTGCTTCGATAACTAGAGCTTACCATTTTTATACAGGAAGTCAACAGCCTTAATCAAATTATTTTTAATTAACTTTCTTAACTGATTAAGGCTGTTGTATTTATGTCACAATCCGAGCACCTTGCGAATAATCTCGAATTGCTCTTGTGGCATCTTGATTACGACAATCTCGCTATCGGTATCATCAATATCGGCGTACTCGAATGCTTCTTTCACGGCTACCGCTTTGTTGACCTTGGGAACGCCACCAGTAGCTTCCCCGACATGCCGTTGCATAACCTTGGTTTTGCCTTCCGCTTGCGCTACGGCTATTCCCTGCTTCAATGCGGCTTCTGCGGCAGTACCTTCAGCCTTGACGACTGCCATAGCCGTGCTTGGCGCGACTTGGCCGTTATGCACCATCGTTTTGACGCCTTCCGGCAGCGTATTGTAATCGAGCACTTGGCTGATACGCGCAGCTGATACGCCAGCACGCTTCGCTATGTCGCCTTGGTTCCAGCCCATATCGAGCAAACGCTTATAGAGCTTGGCATTCTCCAAGATCGAAAATGGCTTGCCGGAATTGCGAAGATGCTGATTAAAGAGCCGATCCGGCTCATTGGCGTATCGTTCGCCAACCTTGCAAGGAATGGTCTTGATATCAGCCTTTAGGAACTCGATTGCGTAAAGCGTAGCTCGCAAACGGCATTCACCATCCTCTAGCCAAGCCTTACCATCTTCCCAATTGACCGTAAGCGGCTCTTTCACGCCGACTTCGGCAATCGACTTAGCGAGCATTTCAACATGCTCGATATTGGAAGGGTCTTTAAAGTCGCGGCTGTTCCAGCCGGATTTGACGTGAATATTGTGCGGTGCAATACGATGGATATCGCTGCGACCTTCCGAGATAGATGCTAGTCCAGTTGTCTTTGACATGATGATTAGGCCCCTAGTTAGAGAATGATGGATAGGGTAGGAGTTGAACCTACCGTTCCGTTTAGGCTTGATTAGAGCTTAACGTGCGATCATCAATCGCCAAACCCAACCGGGCACTCCGTTGAAGATTAACGCAATGTAACAGTTGTTAACTCAACATGCAAGCCGGAACGCTTTGAAAGTTCAAGAATGGCTGCATTTTCATCCGTTACGTTAGCATCAACCAAATGAGCACATTCGCCAACAACGTTAGCAATATCACCAAGTTGCGGTGCATCCCAATTGCCACGATTACGAAGAACCGTTTGCGCAATTGAGGTAAGAGCTTCGATCTTCGTCATTTGATTAGTCCCTTTGCTTCGATTTGATAAGTTGACTAGGCGAGAGATTGATACCGTCTAAGCGCCCTTTGTATGGATTTTTAAGAGTGGTGCTCACTCCCCATTCGGCATTTCTTAGAACTCTCCGTCTTTTCAATCTCTCGCCTAGTCAACTTCAGTATCCTACTCCCCTAAATACGATAAGTCAACTACGATTATTAAATATTTTTAATAACTTTGGTTATTAACAAAGAGAACGTTAACAGAACATCTTGTTTTGTTCTTTCCGCACCATGCTACCGCTGCTACTTCTGCGCTACTTCTGCGCTGCACTAAGCTTATTCTTCAACTTAAAGTAGCGACAATGACCCTTGGGCGAGATATCACCGAAAACTAGAGTACAGCGATTAGGCGCACGGAACATCGTGCAATCTTGGCATTGGTCTTTCTTAGCCGGTTCAACGTACTCGGCTTCGGACTTCGGTATTTTAGCCATCACTTCGCCTTCAGTCGATTTATGAGCTTATAGATACGATCAAGCGCATAATTGATATTAACCAACCGCCGCTTATGTTGCTTCAATAAAAATTCCAATTCATCGCGCAAGTTCTTAGCAAAATGCAACTGTTTACGATTACTGCGTTTGCTCTTGCTATGCCTAACAGGCTCGCTCATTTCTTACGTTTCTTCTTTCTAGCTGCACGTTGCTCGCTATAGGCAATTGCAACAGCTTGCTTTACCGGCTTACCGGCTGCGACTTCGGCTCGAATATTGGACTTGAATGCAGATTTTGACGTACTACGCTTTAGCGGCATCTTTTTCCTCCTGAATATTACTCTTTCAACATATAAAGAATGCGCAAGTCTTTTATCATCAATCACAACAACAGAATATACTTTAGCATTTAATATTGCTTTAGGCCAACGCACAATAACAGCAGCTACAGGCATTATCTTACAACCTTCAATCGCCTTTGCACATGATCAATCGTTATCGACAAATCATCCAAATATCTTTGCGACGGACTAGCTAAAGCAAGCTCCGTTGCCTGCTTCAGCTTCAAATCGGCCAAGCGTTCTTCTAGCTCTTTTTGCAATGCTTTGCTCATTACACGACCTTTAAATGATATTCTGCCGTAATGATCAACTATTTGAGCTTCGGAAAGATTAGCTCTTTCTTCGTCACTAAGCCGATAAGTCACGCCGCTAATCCTTGCTCCTGATCATGCTCGCCGCCCCAAGCATCGCCCACAACCTCAACTTTCTTGAATTGCCCATTCGAGCAATACACGAAAGGTTGACCGAATACCACGAAGGCGACGGTTTCAACATTGCCGGCAGTCGTGATCACCTTTTGGCCGGGATAGCAAACAATCTTGCGCATAGCCATTCTCCAATTCGTTCCATAGCTATGCTAATAATCGGCAAGTGTCAAGTTAGTTCCGTTCAAATGCATTTAGAATGTTGCTGGCACAATTCGATAGCCTTTAGCCGCCAACGCCTTTCTAATTGCTTCCATCGAAACATCATGCGAATGACTGCCCACATATATTGTGATCATTTCCGGCTGTTGCTGGCGATAGACCCTAGACCAGCCATATTGACCAGCTTGCTTATTTGGGTCAAATCCTTCGGTAAACCAGCAATGTGAACCATCCTTAACCCATTCGACTTGCTTCTTCGGTACTTTAGTCCAAACATAAGTTCCAGCCGTATTAGGATCATGTCCTTCAGGAAACAAACAATCGACATTATCACTACGTCGCCAACATACTTTTTTTGGCTCATCAAACTTCAACAAGCCTAAAGCTTCAAGAGCACGAACAATATTACCGCGACCATGAACACCATACCGGACTTCACCGCCGCTTTGTATGATCTTGTTTTCGGCTTCTTCCCTTGTCATCTTCGATTGCTCCGTAAGATTAAATGGATCAGCATTGTAAGTTTTAGCCGCGAAGTCTTTTAACTTTTCTTCTTTCATTCTATCACAAACTGTAGAAGCATTATCCCAAAATTCTAACGCCTTCAATATTTCATGCGCTGTACGGCCAAATATTCGCAAGCACTGATCACCGTTGCCACACTTAATCAAAGCATCGTAATACTCTTGCGGCGTCTTATTTCAATGACTACAAGGCATGTTATTTCCTTACATAAACTTTCTGACACCAAACATATCCCAAATACTCTAACAATGCATCCCGAGCTTCTTCCCATCCGAAGCATACACGAGTAACATATTCTTGTGTACTTAAAAAATCAAGCCATGTTTGTTGATCTGCGCTAACTATTCCGGTCTTTGGCTTCTTCAATTCAATAAATATACCCGACCTTGTTTTACGATAAATCGGCAAAAATATATCAGGTACACCGGACTTGACGCCCATCGCCTTTAGCTTGCTCGCTTCGGCAATATGACGACTGCCGCCATTGGGAATATGGAACAGCCATTTCAATTCAGGAATGCCACTTGTAGCACTCCAACAGAAAAGAGCTTTTTGGTGCGCGTCCTCTGATCCGGGAGCGGCTAACTGTTCTGGCGTGATTGGTTTAGCCATTTTCTCGCCTTGTGTTAGTAACAACAATACGCCAACCGAAACCTAGCGGCATCCTAAAAGTATAATAGCCGTATCGCTCGCTGTATAGTGATCTATTCCATTGGGCATTAAGCTTGCACCAATAAGGCCCAAGGCGAATTGCAAACAATCCTTGCTCAATACAAAAGCAATATTTTAATTCGTTATTGTACATCTTTGCCATCTTTATCATTGGTATCCGTACTGCCATATCGACCACCCAAGTATCCGACAAAGCAGCCCACAATCATCTGAAACGCCGGCCCTATAATTTGAAAAATCTTTTCATTATCCACCTTATCATCAAACAATCCTATCAACATAACCGAAACAACCGAAAGCATTACAACAGCTAAAGTAATAACAACAATATATTGCAAATGTTCCTTCATTTAATTATCTTTCAATTTCAAGCTCCTACCATTCGGATGAAGCTCTTTCCAAAGCAAGATAAAGGCTTCTCTTTCTTGATCCGTTTCAAAATACAATACAAGTGCTCTTTTATTATTTAAATTAGGCGTGCCGCAAGTCGGGCATTCTTGTATTTCTTTCGGCAATTTCATAGCTTAATCTTCACGTCAAATGTGCCATCATTGGTAATGCAGCAATCAATCCCTTTACTTCGTAACTGTTTCTGGCATTCATTTACGATAGCTAAGGCTTCCCGAGCCTTGTTAATGATTAGCTCTAGTTCTTTTATCTGATCGATTGTATATCTAATCATCTTTCAATGCCGCTTCAATCATACGTCGCCATTGCTGTTCCAGCGTCATATCCAAATCATATGCGCCGGCATCTAGCATGGCTTCAGTTGGCTCTTTCATGGCTTCGATAGCGGCTTTGGCTATTCGTTCACAAATCATAGGTTCAAAAGGCATATGCGAAGCATCAGCAACAGCCTTCGCCACTCGTTCAATCATTTCATTACTCACTATCAACCTCCGTATTCTGACATAAATTCATAATTCGATCTTTAGCTTCACTCTTATCAGAATAATTATCGTGCGTCAAGCTAGATAACGATTTCCAATCTTCCGACAACTGCTCTTGCACTTTCTTGCACCATTCAATTAAATCGCTTTGCTTATGCAGCCCATTCGGTACAGCATTGAAGCGTGTCATTGTGGGCACATGCGTAACTTGCCAATAGCCTTCTTTGCGCAAATTCCTATGCACCGCCAAATCACCGACTTGAACAGCTTCAACTTGTGTCGGGAAGTCACCATCATTGATGATTAAGGAAAGCATAATTGATCCGCTTACCGGATTACTCCACTCACTTGACCAACTCATTGCTTTATATCCTTGCCAAACGCATCATCAGCCGCCTTACCGACTGCTATTTGAAAACAATCAAATTCGATCCTTGTATTAAATACAAACTCGCCTATTTCCTTATCAAATTCATCTAACAATAATACATGAAGATGATCTTGAATACAAGCTACAAATTTAAGATTATATGCCAAAGGCGGTTTAGTTGTCACTTTGGATATCCCGGAAAGTTTCTAATTTCCTCTACCAGATTATCAGTCATAATATCGGCTACGACTTTAGGCATACCGGAAAGCAACAATGAAATTATTGCTACGGCAGTAGTATAACCTCTAATGCCTTCTTCAGAAAGCTCTTGTGCTATTTTCAATGCTCGATTAGCAACGGCTTCGGCTTCACCTTTTAACATCTTCTTCTATCCTCGCTTCTAAAATATAGCTTGCAGCCGCCGACAACGCACTCGACTTAGCTCGATATTCCTTAGCCAAATTCTTATGCCTACATATTCGAGCATCAGAGGAATAATTGATAGACTGATTTTGCAACCATCCGACAATTTGATTGCGAGCCTCTATAGCTCCGTTCATGTCGGATTTAGATTTAATGTGAATGATCATCTTAACTACGCTTATGCTCATTCATCGATCCAGGTGCTTTAAAGGCAAGTGGATCAGATACGCTTTTGATCGTAGCCGAATGCGCCAATCGACGGGCAGCAAGCCTTGCACTGGCTTTACCGAGCTTACCCTTGCGGCTATTATTGCGCGGCTTGCAAGTGTTCTTCTTCTTTGTGTCCGGTTGATTGCTAGGCCAGTTACGGGGATGGATAGAGCATTCCATTTCGATTACTCCTGCTTCGATTGATGAATTAATTATCCGAAATAGCCGGTACTCTTATTGGCACAACGCGGTCTAGTACCGGCTATCGCTAACAATCACTTCATTTATTCCCTCCTATCTGATTAACAACAACACAAACGCTACCATAGTTCCGACTTCGATGCAAGCAATTAATTCGATCATTACGCCTCCACCATTGGTTCTTCACAACCGGGACAAATTGGCGTACCAAGCTTATCGATCCACTACACCGATAATGCCGCGTCCTGCCCGTTCCATCTGAAGCTTGCAAAGCTGATCACTATTGCATCCGCTTCCGGTCCATTGGCAACGCTGCTTCTGTTCCGCCGACATTGCGTCAACCAATTCGCTACCAGCTACGATAATCATCCAATCTTGACGGATCATGGCAACCTCCCTACTTCGATGCTTTAACCTACCAGCTTTAAATCAGCTTGTCAACTCCTATTTGCCCACAATTACGTTAATTCGACGGCTCTAGGCGTTCTGATTTGGCTGACAAGGCGAGAAACCCCTATTTTTACTCACTTTCTATCTATATAATAAAATATAATATAATAAGAAAGAACATAGTAAGAACACGAATTAACGTAGTAGGTTATCGTACCACGGATTAACGTAGATAACTACAGAGTGTATGATAGGAACGTTATACAAAGACGACCTTCAAACCTTCCTTATCCTCTTGATTTCTTTAGCAAAAATTCATATTTTTTCTCGCCATTTGGCCTTAGAAACATCCACTGTTGCAAAAATGTCACCCTTAGATTTCTAAGGCTTCTAACGCTTGACAACCGAGAATAAATGTGCTGGAATTAAAGTTCCATCAACGGAGAAAGCACATGTTCATAACTCTTATCGCTAAAAACGAGCATATTGATGAAGAAAGATGCTCAAATATTAACGCTATCGAGAGCATTGAAAAGCGACCAGACGGCTTTACAGCAATAAGATTTATCAGCGGCGATTATTTCTATACCACGATGAACTATGATCAGCTTGTTGCAACGATCAGAACCAAGACGGAGATTAAACCCTAATCAAAAATACTCATATCCGACACAATAAAAGCTCGCTGCGAAGTTCCGTACTTTTCAGCAAGTTGTTTTTTATCCATTTCTCTAACTCTATCACTATCAAGTAAAACCTGAATACTCCGTTTCAATGCGACGGTCGCACCAGTACGATCATTCTTAAAGCAGGCAACACCCATTAAACGCTTGCTTAAATATGCATATGCAATAACCTTATTATTGAACAATAGGTTCATACCTTTACCTTGCATATACATTTTTACACCGTCGTAATCCTTTGTAAGATATTCTCTCATTACTCTGATCAACTCGGCTTGCTGTTTAATCTCAAATGTATTAGTGCCGATCAATCCTTCCTCGAATTTCTTTGACAATGCTCGAATATCATTCTGTACTATATCCATTGCCCATTTAACGTATTCAGGCAAGATAATCGGATCACTCATATTGATGCCGACTGCAATCAAAGCCGAAAGCTTTAAAATCTTAATGTGGGCACGGTTCCACAATTGCCGAATGACTTCCTTATGGGTCGAATTGATTTGTGCATCAGCATATTTATCGAAGCCGGCTGTTATGGTTAAAGCTTCCGGCGACTGTTGCACATTAATCACACGCTTGGAATGCATGATTTGCTCGACATTGGCGACCAACGAAGCAAACCGTTCGATCAGCATCATTGAAGGCTGCACCTGTAAATGGTGCTCGCTTAAAGCCGGTCTAGAGCCATTGTATTCGATTAAAAGAAATCGAGGTAGCAAACCCTCTGAAATCATATCTTCATTCAGTGCGCCGTAAAATCGTTCTGGTGTGCTTTCGCCAAGTATGCTAAAAGCTGGTGCTTCCGTTACATTGATATTCTTATCGGCATCAGCAAATATCGAAGGACGAAACACTTGACCGTGACCGGACTTATTATACAAATCTAAAAGCACACGCTTTAAAGTCTTTTCAGCCGCATTAGCTGTAGGGCTGGACATTGTTTCAAGCCGCAAGCCAAATTCACCTAAGATCGATACAAAGCATTGTGAAGTCCTATTCAAGTGCTTAACCAATGCTTGACCGCTGGCGATTTCTGAAGGACCAATAAAGCCGTTTGAAGTCGGTACAGACAAGCGTATGGCATTCATCAATCGATCAATACCGCTTGCCGCTGCTTCTTTTCCTACTCCGGTCATTCCAAGCAAGAGCACATATTGATTTAATCCCGTACCGGATATATTGTATGCCCGTCCTGTAATGCCTGCCATCAAGCCTATGGAAGCCGCCAATGCGATTTCCGGTACTGGTCTAGGTGCAGCCGCATAAATGAAAGAGGCTATTTCGCCCAAAAGGCCAGGAGGCAAGACCACCATGCTAGGGATAGCGCCGTTCATTGGCTCTTGTACTACATGCGGTAGCGGCAACTTTAACTGATTTTGCTCCGCGATCTTGGCGTCTAGTGCGATCTTAAATCCATCGAAGTCAATCGGCGGCAACATACGATCAAAAGAACGATTGATCATCCATGTGAGATAATCTCCGCGTCTAGCTTTATCCCTACTTCCAAGCTTACTAGACCGGAATATTCGTATAATCTGGTTTCGGTTTTGAGTATAGAATGCAATAATGTCGATAATTGCGAAATCTGCTTCGGATTGAGAAGGATATAACGACTGCCAATCACCGCTGAATAGACTTCTAAACTTGTCCCCATTTGACGCACTATTAGCCTGTTCGATGATTTCTTTGTCATTGAATTTTTCCTTGTCGTCGCCTTTGTAAATATTGGTGGCTACGCCGCCGCTACCCATTTGTTCCCACAATTGGGTTAGCTTGGATTGACATTCCTTGATTGGCTTGTCATTGTAAACATTTCCGGTAAATGTGGCGTAACGCTGCGATGAATAGATTTCAATGTAATTGCGCCTGCGGCCACTCGGAACCGTTCCCTTAACTATAATATGTAATCCGCGTCCTGAAGGCGATATCTCACTATAGCTATCAAATTCACGATAAATCTTTATTTGCCGATCATAGGCGCTTGTGTCCCCTTCAGTATCATCCAAATCGATGAAGCTATACATATCACCGTCACTGAATACAAAACCAATACCACTAAAATTAGGTGCCGCCCTAACCACTTCTTCAAACGTTGTCCAGGTCGTTGCATCTGTTACACTCGCCATTTGTCCATTGACTTGATATGGAACTTTCGTTGGCTTCTTCGCGCCGATATCTTCATAGCGCCAAACAACCCATTGTTTGAGCTTCTGAAGCTCGATAGGGATATTTTGGAATGACATTGAATTGCCTAAACGTGGCAACGTGTAACTAAATATTCGTACAATGTTTGCAGATAATTGTATGATGGATTGTCAATCTTACCTCGATTGAACATCGATAACCAACCTTCGGGCAATCCAGTGTCTTGCGAAATTTTCCGAAGGGTAAGCTTGACTGATCGATTTTGAAGTAGCTCTAACGCCTTGTCGCGAGTATGATTTGTGGGCATATTTTTACTCCATTGTTGCCACTCCTGCCATGCTCGAAACGCTTTGACAAGCAAAATTTAGCCTTGACTTCCGAATTTTTGGGGAATAGGTTGCCGGCATCCAATCGAGGAATATCAAATGGATCAATTAGGCAATACTCAACCCGGATGGTCTAGTAAAATGCTCAAAGACATTGACAAGGATATTCCACAAAAAAACACTACGGAAAGTATCGATAAGTTTGTTAAAACAATCAAGCAAGCATCCCAGGCATCATATGATCCTGCGCCTTCGGCTGAAGATGTTGCGCAAGAGCGATTATCATCATTGCTTGCTGATGTAACGACTACGACACTTGATCAGCTACGCGAATTGCGCGATGAAATCGATAGCCTGATGCAAGCTATTCGCAATCGTGATAATCTGATCAATCAAGCTTTTAAAGAGCATGTTGCGTATGCTCGCAATGCCATCAAATGTAAGGAAATTGTTCAAGCCAGCGTTACCAAGATCAAGCACGATTTCAATAACGGTATGTCCCCAATTCCGCAAACTGTAACGGTAGCTGAAAATGTCGGATGATAATATAATTGCACTTGCGCCGGCTGGTACTGATGCCGATTATGTAGCTGAATTAAAGAAAGAGCTTATCGAAGCCTATAAGCCATTGCTTAAAATCTTAACCGAAGCTGATCATAAAGGCTTTCAAGTTCAAGTCGCTTGCGGTAAAGGACCACTTAACGATTACGTTATTCAGCAACTCGCTATTAGCAAGGTGTTCAAATGAATTGGTCTAATAATTGGGATAAGACTAATCCTGATACTCACAATTGGTCAAGTCCGCCGCCAATTACGGATAAGCCACCAATCGTATATAATAAGCCTATCGACACTTCCAATCCTCTTGATGCTATGTCGCAAGATGAATTGCTTGTGCTATGGCAGGCAAAGAAAGACGCTATTGCCAAAGCTAAAGAAGAAGAAATGGATTTGCGTAAATACATTGTCACACGCGCATTTCCAGAAAGACACGAAGGCACCAATACGGTTGAATTGGGTAACGGCTATTCGCTCAAAGCCTTTGTTAAATTCAATTACAATTTAGCAGATAATGATACGGTGGAACGTACCCTCGACAAAATTGCAAAGATTGGCAACGAAGGACAATTCATCGCGGAAAGACTTGTGGGATGGACACCAAATTTTCACTTGACTGAATATCGTAATTTAGTTGAAAGTGCGCCGCATAGTCCAGTTGCACAAGAGATATTAGCAGCCGTTGGCGAAATGCTTACGATCAATGATGCTGCGCCGGCATTGGATATCAAAGCTCCGAAGGTAAAGAAATGAATTGTGAAGAACATAATTGGATTAAGCCACCGCCTAAATTTAGTTATATGAAAAAGCTTAAATATATTTGTAGTATATGCGGTAGTGGATTTTTTATTTGTGATGAAAAAAAAGAAGATAAAAAGTGAACCTTGCATCCCTAAGACCAGCCCGAGACTTCGCACAAAATTTTGGAGTGAAAGCCGTTATCTATGGTCCTCCCGGATCAGGTAAGACACCAATTATCAATACAGCACCTAGACCATTGTTGTTAGCATGTGAACCGGGACTATTGTCAATGCGCAATTCAACGGTGCCCACATGGCAAGGATTTACGCCAGCGGCAATCGATGAATTTTTTAAATGGTTTTTTAATTCGACGGAAACAAAGAATTTTGATACACTCGCTATCGATAGTACGACTGATATGGCGCTAATATATTTAGCCGCTGCTTTGAAATCAAATAAACATGGATTAGCGGCTTATGGTGAAATGGCTCGAAATACATTAGAGCATATAGAAACGCTTTACTATACTCGTTATAAACATACTTACCTTATTGCCAAGCAAGAAATCATTAACGAAAATGGAATAACTTTTAAGCGTCCTTACTATCCAGGTAAACAATTGCCAATAGAGCTACCGCATAAGTTTGATCAAATTTTACATCTTGACATACAGAATGTTCCAGGTGTAGGACAAGTGAAAGCATTCCGTTGTCAAGGATCAATCGATGTATCAGCACGCGATAGAACCGGAATGTTAAGTGAGTTTGAACCACCAGACTTTAGCAAGCTTGTCGCAAAAGCAATGTCATAGGAGCACTGTTATGGCTGATTGGCCGCAAGAAGTAACTAAGAATGAAACGCCTGCTACAAGCGATGAAGAAAAGCGAAGTTCAAAAGAAAATCGACAACAGCTAAAGCTAAGTTGCCTTAGCATGGCTAATAATCTCCAAAAGACGGCAGAACAAATTGTATCAGATGCCAAAGCATTCTATGCATTTGTGAGAACGTAAGTTGCAATTTCGGGACTTTATCTTCATGCCCAAATCCGAATTGTTCGATATGGCTTGTGAAATTAAAGGCGAAACGCCTAACGCCTATCGGCTTTATGATGGCAAGAAAACAGAATGGGTGCCAAAGTCACAAGTCGAGAATAATAAGGATGGTACTGTTACAATGCCGCTATGGCTTGCGAAAGAAAAAGGCTTTGTATGAAAGAACCAACTGTAACGCTTTCCATCAGTGCCGCAAGCTACAACGAAATAGCAGCGGCATTGGAAAAGAAAGGAATGAAGCTAGGCGAGAATGTCGGCGTGCTTCAACTTGAACGCGGAACCAAGCTAGAGCAACCAATCGATTATCGTCTGGCTACCATACGCAAGGATGCCGCATTGATTGCAGCAAGAATATGCCAAGGCAATCCAAACATTTTAATTATAGACATGATCGATGAAATCTATCAATACATCATCAACGGAAAGCAACTGTTAGAGCCTTTCAAAACGGAGTGGAAGTGATGGCAAAACAGACAAAAAGAGCTAAAGCAGCAAGAGCTAAAGCAGCTAGAGCAATGTGGAAGCGAAGAAAGGCTAAAGCTTTGCAATCGATTTTTCCCGGCTTAACCGGCGATAAGCCAATCGGCGCACAACTTCGCGTTAGGTTGCCGGAAGATTATCAAGTGCAAAATACTCCGCTTCATATCAAAATGAACGGTCTTATTGATCGAATGACGCAAGCGATTGATAAGATACAAGCGCAAATCGAACGATTGGAAACGCTCTAATGCATCCGTCAACATACGAATATCTCAAACCAACTGATAAGCAATTAGCAGCCATGACAAAAGTGCGTCTAGCTGCTAAAGCTTACAGCGAAATTCTTGAAGCTATATTGCCTGATGGACCGGATAAGACGTACATTATTCGCGCCCATAGGTCTAACGCAATGTGGGCAAATGTCGCAATAACGCGGTTGCCTGATGGCACTCCAAGGGAGTAATACCAATGCAAATTACTGGTTCATTCGATGCAAACCAACATGCGCCTAAACAGCTAGGCGCAGTTGTTCCACCCGGCAAGTGGCCGTTTCAAATCTCCAATACAAGCATTGTACCGACAAAGGCTAATGACGGCGGTATGTTTGTTGTCGAGTTTGATACGCCGCAAGGTCGCATTTCCATGCGCTATAATCTTTGGAACCAATCCCCAAAGGCTGTTGAGATTGCGCATGGTCAATTGTCGGCGCTATGCCATGCTACCGGCGTCTTTAAAGTCGATTATGCTAATGAAGGTGCTGCATTGCGCGGCGCTATGGGAATGATCGAAGTCGGCTTGCAAGATGCCGATAAGCCAGATGGCTATACCGAAGTTAAGAGGGTGTTTGATAAGAATGGCAATGAACCGGGCAAGCCACCGGCTGCGGCACCATCTGCCGGCAATGGTGCTTGGAACACTACCCAAACGCCGCCGCAAGGTCAGCCAACACAACAGCCGGCTTGGGGCGCTACGCAACCAGCGACACCGGCTAACCCGGCTCCTAGTGCTCCGCAAGGCTGGTCACAAGGGCCGGCAGCGCAAGCGGCACCTAACCCGCCTTGGGCAACTAAGTAAAAAAGCGAGCCAATCGGGTCAACTGTATTCGATATCATAAGTTGCACGAATATAGTCAACTTAGCCGTAGTTTGTTCCACCAGCAAGCTACGGCTTTTTCGGTTTATCATGCCCACATTCAAACCTGATGCCGATGGTATTCTATCGCCCGAAACTCGCAAGGCGATAGCAGCGCAATTGTTGAACGATATCGACGCATTTTGCACAAAAGAATATACAGATGAACATCGCAGCCATTTAGGAGCGTCTATTATTGGTAAGGAATGTGCAAGGGAAATCTGGTATGATTTTCGTTGGGTAAAGTATTCAGTATTCGAGCCGCGAATGCTAAGGCTATTTAATCGTGGTAAGATGGAAGAAGAACTATTTATTAAATGGTTGCGCGGTATTGGTTGCCAAGTATGGGAAATCGATCCTGCAACTGGAAAGCAATTTCGCATTTGGGGTGTAAACGGGCATTATGGCGGTTCTGCCGATAGTGTGGGTATCCTGCCCTATCTGCCGGATTTTCCGATCTTAATGGAGTTCAAGACGCATAATACTAAATCATTTGTCAACCTAACTAACAAGGGTTTGATCCTAAGCAAGCCGCAGCATTACTCGCAAATGTGCTCTTACGGGAAGCACTATAATTTTCGCTATGGTTTATACGTCGCAGTCAATAAGAATGATGACGATTTGTATCCCGAGCTAGTCCAATTGGATTGGCGACGGGCACATGATCTAAGCAATAAGGCACAAGATATTATTACATCACAAATACCGCCGCAACGTATCTCGGATAATCCGTTATATTTTACTTGCAAATTTTGTAACAAATCGGATATATGTCACGCTGGCGCACCAGTTGAAATCAACTGCCGTAGCTGCAAATGTTGTGTTCCGGTCCAAAATGGGGAATGGAAGTGTACGCGATTTGATGCTATTGTGCCAAGTGAATTTATTAAAGTTGGTTGCCAATATCATATATCTATAAACATATGATTACTCCCCGCTCATATCAAGAAGATAGCCTTATTGCGATGACATACAATATTATCAAAGAAATATCTTTACCCACAATTAAACAGGACAAAAGGCGCAAGCCTGATAGTCCTAAACAGCGTGCTATTCGAGAAGGACTTGTTTATTTTCAAGGTCGTCCATGCAAACGTAATCACGATGGCTTACGTTATACAAAAGGCGGTCAATGCGTTGATTGTATAGCTCTAGCTAGAAATAATCCTATTAGACCTAAACAACGTTCAAATCAAAATCACGAATTATCATTAGCTGCTGCGGCTAATGGTCAAACAACATATATACCAAATAAACCATGCAAGCACGGTCATTTATTACGATTTGTAAATTCAAATAACTGTGTCGAATGTGATAAATTTCAAATAGTTAAACATCAAGTAAATGGTAAATTTGCTAGAATAAAGAAGCTTTACGGACTTACAAAAGATGAATATATGAAGCTTGTCGATGCTCAATTAAGTGCATGTGCTATATGCGAAACGTATGAAGCCAATCATTTTAAATTACATATAGATCATTGTCATAAAACAAATAAAGTAAGAGGTTTACTTTGTGGAACATGCAATCAAGGAATAGGCTTATTAAAACATAATGTAGAAATTCTTCGCAAGGCTACTTTATATTGCGAGGAAACATGATTGCACTTAGGTCTTATCAAGAAGATGCTTTAACTTCTATATGGAGCTATTTTGCTAACGGAGGTAAAGGTAATCCACTTATAGCATGGCCCACAGGCACTGGAAAAAGTATAATACCAGCAGTTTTCATTGAACGAATAATGAAACTTTGGCCGAACCAAAAATTTCTTCTTTTGACCCACGTTTCAACTTTGATTTCCCAAAACGCAGATGCTTTAAGAGAAGCTTGGCCGAATGCTCCACTTGGAATATATAGCGCCGGCTTGAAGCAAAAGCAACCATTCATGCCGATTGTATATGCCGGCATTCAATCTGCAATTCGCGATCCAAGCCGTTTTGGTCATCGTGATATTATATTCATCGATGAAGCTCATTTGATCAGCGATGAAGAAGGCTCGCAATATTTAACTTTCCTTGCGACCATGAAGCTAATCAATCCGCAAGTAAAGGTCATAGGTATGACGGCAACTCCATTCCGCATGGGAATGGGATTGTTAACCGAAGGAAATTTGTTTACTGATATAATACATGATCTAACATCAGTTGACGAATTTAACCGGCTAATTGCTGAAGGCTATTTGTGTCCGCTCATTCCCAAACGCACCAAAGTCGAGCTTGATGTTAGCAATGTAGGCATGGCGAAAGGCGATTTTATCGGCAGTCAATTGCAAAGCGCAGTTGATAAGCAAGAGATAACATATGCCGGATTACGCGAAGCAGTACAGCTAGGACAAGATCGCAAATCATGGTTAATCTTTTCATCAGGTATTGAACATGCTGAACATATTGCTGCTATGCTTACAAGTTTTGGTATTGATTGCGCTGCTGTTCATAGTAAGCAAAATGCCGAGTATAATGAACAGGCTATCAAGCATTTTAAGTCGAACACACTTCGGAGTATTGTTAATTACAGCAAGCTTACAACAGGTTTCAATCATCCTGATATTGATCTTATTTGTGACTTTCGCCCAACTATGTCTATCCCTCTACATATACAAAAATTAGGTCGCGGCACTAGACCAGCTAACGGAAAGGAAAATTGCCTTGTACTCGACTTCGGCCGCAATATCCCACGGCTAGGCCCGATCAATGATCCGGTTATCCCTCGCAAGAAAGGCGTCGGTAATGGCGAGGTTCCGGTAAAAATCTGTGAGGCTTGCGGCACCTACAATCACGCCAAAGTTAGATTTTGTACCGGCTGCGGCAATGAATTTGAATTTAAAGTCAAGATTGTTGCCAAAGCTGGTACTGATGAAATATTACGTTCCGATTTGCCAGTTGTTGAATATTTCGATGTTGATTATGCAATCTATGCCAAGAAGCAAAAAGATGGAAAGCGAGCCTATATCGTCGCCAGCTATTTTTGCGGAATGCGCAAGTTTAATGAATTTGTCTTTCCCGAAAGTGCAAAATATGGTAAGCATCTGTTTCATCAATGGTGGATGCAACGCCATACATCAGAACCACCAGACACGACAGATGAAGCTTTAAAGCATGTTTCAGAATTAAGGTGTCCGAAGCGGATACGAGTTTGGGTTAATAAGAAATGGCCGGAGGTATTAAGTGCCGAATATTGACAAAGTATATAAAGCATTTCAACGCTTCATTGATGCTTGTCATGCTGAAGGATGGTTTCGCAATTGTACCGGCTGTTGTAATTGGGATGATAAGAAAGAAATATGTTTAAAATTTAATGTAAGACCGCCTGTAAGCGTAATCGTCAAAGGTTGTGAAGAATACGAAGAAATACCGTTTTAGGAGCTATTATGCCGTGCGGAAATCCTAAAATTGAACGCAACAAAGAAATCATATATTTTCTTGATGACGCATATACTTTTGATGAAATAGCAGAAATACTTAATATAACTCGTAATCAAGTAGCTGGTGTAGCATACAGACGAAATAGATACGAAAAAAAATATTAATTCGAGCTATTATGTCCCCAAGACCTAAAAAACGCACCGCCGAAGCTATTAGCGAACCAAGCACGCTATTAACAGCGTTGAAGTTCTGCGGTCTAGTTGCTCGCGATATCGGACCAATTAACGAAACTCATATTTGTCTCGGAGCAAATTGGGCATGTGCCTACAATGGTACGGTTGCTTGCGGTCATCCGATTGTCGAAGATATCTATGCTTGTCCGAATGCTAAGCTGATCATCGAAGCTCTAAGCAAATGTAATGAGCATATCAGCTTTACGCAAATGGATCGGGATAGATTATCGATCAAGTCCGGTAAGTTCAAAGCTATCGTGCCATGCATCGAACCGCACTTAATAGTAATCATGGCACCTGATCCGCCCGTTGCTGTTATCGATGATCGTTTCAAACAAGGTCTTAGCATTGTGGGCATTCTCGCTAATGAAAATGCTCAATTCGTCTATCTAGCGTCAATCTTGATGAATGGTTATAGTCTTGTTTCGACTACGGGCAAAGCAATTATTGAATATTGGCATGGAATTAATCTTCCATCCGGCATAGCTTTACCTAAAGCTTTGGTTGAACCGTTAACCAAGACTAATAAGAAGTTGACCAAATTCGGCTTTAGTCAATCAAGCGTTACGTTCTATTTTGAAGATGAAAGTTGGATCAGAAGCCAATTGTATGCCGAAGAATGGCCGGATATAAATGCGATCTTGGATCGCCCATCGAATGCATGGCCGGTTTCGGGCGACTTTTGGCGTGGCCTAGACGCCATAGCCGGCTTCAGCGATACGGGTTTCGTCTATTTTGATGCCGGCATACTGCGCAGCCACGATAACGCGATCAGCGGGGCTTGCTATGAGGTTGCGGGCCTTCCCAAAGGTCTAGCTTTCCCGGCAAAGCAGCTTGCCATGATCCGACCCTATGCGAATAGGATAGATTTTCTTTTAGATAACGGTTTGATGTTTTTCAGTAATAATATAAGAGGTTGTATAGCAGGTATAAAAAGATGATATCTGGTATATATGCATTATTGAATTTATTTGATGGAAAGTTTTACATTGGAAAGACGGTTAATTTTAAAGCTAGATGGAGTAAACATAGAAACGAGCTAAATAAAAATATTCATAAAAATATTCATCTTCAGCGAGCATGGAATAAGTATGGCGAACAAGGTTTTATTTTTGTAATTTTAGAAAGTGTATGGCTTCATTCTAATCTTATTGATCGCGAACAGCATTGGTTAGATGTAACAAATTGTTATAATCGAGAAGTTGGATATAATTTGAGATTGAAGGCTGAAAATAATTTAGGACTAAAGCATAGTCAAAAATCAAAAGATGCTATATCAATAGCTCATAAAGGTCTTAAACATACCGAACAAACAAAAATTAAAATGAAAGGACGACCTAAATCAGACGAACATAAAAGAAAATTAGCAATATCTAAAATCGGAAGCCTTAATGCTAGAAAAATAGATAAATGGCCTTGTGCTGATGGTTGCTATTGCAAATGTGAAAAATGTATGCAAAAAAAAGAGATTACGATAGAAAAAGGATTAGAGGCGCATTGGCAGGAGTACGCAGAAATGAAGCTTAAATGTATTGGCGGTCCAAATGACGGTGAATGGCACGATACCGGAATATTTAATAGAGTTGGTGACTGTATTCGAGTTCAACAAAGAAAGGATTTTAAAGAAGCTTTAGCTTGCAATCCTTTTGATTTAGACGAAATGCAAAAAACTGTAGTAATACAATTTAAATTATATATGATTGATTGTTTTCATTTTGCAAAAGATGATCGTTATTTATTTCTTAGACCGCAAGAATGGTCAAGTAAGCAAGCAATAATGCATCAGTTTGACAAATGAATGAATATGTTCAACTATCCAAGCAAGTTGCTTTAAAGCCGTACAAGGCACGCGAACCTATTTCGGTTGAGTATGCTACCGATCAAGAAATATATGATAATCGCGGCGGTACGCTAATCATCGATACCGAGACATATCTAAATTTGTTTCTGTTGCAAATGCTCGATATCAAGACACGCAAGATTATTAAACTACAGGTTCCGTTCAATGCTCAAAAGCTTTCTTGGATATTACATTCTTATCGCACTATTGGTTTTAACAGCATCAAATATGATATGCCGCTTATCTGGTATGCATACTTGCGTCAAGATACAGATGAAATCAAGCGTTTATCCGATGAAATAATATTTCAAAACGTTTATCCAAAACAATTGGAAAAGGATCACGACTTTAAAATTTGGCCCACTTCGCATATTGACTTGATCGAAGTATGCCCATTGCGCGGAAGCCTGAAGTTATACGGTGCTCGCCTTCATGCGCAGCGTATTCAAGATTTGCCTTTCGACGTTAACGCGGCGTTAGAGCCTTGGCAATTTCCAGTTGTTGAAGATTACAACATATCCGATTTACTGGCAACTGAAACACTATTCAATAACCTAACCGAGCAATTGCAATTGCGTACTGATTTAAGCCGTGAATATAAGCAAGACTTAATGAGCAAATCAGATGCTCAAATCGCGGAAGCCGTCATATCGAGCGAGCTAAAACGACTTACCGGCAAGTGGCCTAGCAAGCCGAAGATTGATGGTCAACTATTCTTCAACTACAAACCTCCCACCTTCATTCAATTCTTGACACCTGTATTGCAGAAAGTGTTGCAAAAGGTATGTGCAATTCAATATAGCTTAATGGATAGCGGAAGGCTCGACAAAAGTGCTGTTGATGATCTTAAAATCCAAATTGGTGCTTCAGTGTATCGAATGGGAAGCGGCGGTTTACATTCATCAGAAAAGAATGTAGCCATAAGGGCAGATAATGAACATAAATTATTGGATCGCGATGTTGCTAGTTATTATCCTGCTATCGTCCTTAATTGCAAACTTTTTCCTAATCATTTGGGTCAATCATTCTTACAGGTATATCAAACAATTGTCGATAGACGTATCGCAGCAAAAAAAGCTAAAAACATTGCAATATCAGAATGTCTTAAAATTTGCATTAACGGGACATTTGGCAAAACTGGATCACCCTATTCTGTTCTGTACGCACCGGAAATGATGATCCAAATTACCGTTACCGGACAACTCGCATTACTTATGTTGATCGAAAAGCTGGAACTATGTTCCATTCCCGTTGTCAGTGCCAATACAGACGGCATCTTGGTTCATTGCCCACAATCCAAGGAAGCTGAATATCGAGCAATCATTGCAATGTGGGAACAGCTAACCGGCTTCATAACAGAGGAAACCGAATATGCTGCGATCTATAGTCGCGACGTTAATGCGTATATTGCGGTTAAAAAGCCGAAAGACGGCAAGCCATCAGAAATCAAGGGTAAGAACCTTTATTATGATCCGTGGAGAGGTTCAAGTGCTAGGGATGGATACTGGCGATTTCAAAAAAATCCATCAACCCAAATCTGTATCGAAGCAATCGAAAAGTTAATTGTTGAAGGCATACCAATTGAAAAGACCATTCGAGAATGCAAGGATATTACAAAGTTTGTTGCTGTCAAGAATGTAACGGGCGGAGCACATAAAAATGGCGAGTATTTGGGAAAGGTTGTTCGATGGTATTATGCTGATAACGTTATCGGTAATATTAATTATATTAATTCTGGAAACAAAGTCCCAGATACTGAAGGTGCTTGCCCTTGTCTTGACTTACCTAACATTTTTCCTAGCGATATTAATTATGGTTGGTATATTAGCAAATGTATAGAAATGCTGTATGATATTGGATATCATCAACGGCAGGAGCAAATAAAGTTTTTCTAAATACCAGTTGGCGCGACAAAGCAATAAAGAATGCGGCCGAAACCATTTTCAACTATGACATAAGTATATCCGGGTTTAGGTATAGTTGCATCTACAATAACGCTTAAAAAAATAAAACCGTGCCCGGTAGGGTTTCCCTGATCCCATTTTATTTTACTATTTGGTACTGAAATACGTGTTCCATTCGGAATAGCACCGTGCCCATCAGTAATAATTGCAATGTAATGATCACCCTCGATTTCAAATACATCAACTTCATAAGCATCAGCTTCGCCGCAACATGAATGCCCAGGATTATCGGGCTGCATAAGTGATTGAAACCAATGCTGGACGGTTTGTGAATTAGCAGCCCATTGACCATTGTCACGAGCATTAGCACGAAAAGCAAAAAGAATAATCAACCCGATTGCGAATAGAAGCAATATAGCATCACTTGCATTCAATCGCTTAATCATGGATTAATATTCTTTTTATCATTTTTCGCATTGCGAAGCTCAATAGTCCAAATCCGATCACTGGTAGCTTGATGCCGCTTTTCATTCAATTCAAATCGTTGATCGTCATGTTGTTCATGGTATTCTAATTTACCAACAATCTTATCGACGGCCGTATTTAAAGCAAGCCAAAACTGCTTATTAGTTTCTTCAAACTTATTTGTAATTACAAACGATAGTTTCAACACCAAGGTTACTAATGTTAATAAGATAGTAATTGAAGATAATATAACTGTAATTTCGGTGCTAGACACATAAGTATTCCAAGAAAGATAGGGGAGGGAAAATCCCTCCCCTTCATTGCAAAACTTACCACTTTAAAGCTAGACCAGCTAAATAAGTAGTTCCAACACTACCGCAAGCGTCACCTTGTGGAAGTCCCCGCCCGATGCATACACCTTTCTGCGGAAATTTGGTCATAGCAAATACGTCAATAACGCTACCGCTGGTAAGTTGACCAAGCATTCCGATGCCAACACCCGGAGCAAGACGCCAATCCTTATTAGAGCCAGCACCAGGACCACCGATATCGAGCGTAATATCATCTTCAGTCAAAGAACCGAAGATATATGGCTTAATGTTGCTTGCCGCTTGTCCACCCGGAAGTGTGGGAAACGGCGGAACTTGCAAATTAAGCGTAGGAAACAATGCAGCAATATCAGATAACGGAGCACCTACCATAACACGCTGCGTAAACGTAGCAGGACCAGTTATGCTAAAGCCTTGCGCGGAACCGTTGAAGTTAGTCCATCCGAACCAACCCTCGACACCGGCAAAGTATTGGCTGTTGGGCATATTCCAAACATAACCAAGAATGCCGGCAACGCCAATCTCGTTAGAGATTAAGCTATTTGCGTTGACACCTGGAACCGAAGCTGAAACGGTTCCACCACCGCCCATAGTTCCGATACCAAAGTAAAAGCCATTCGTTGCCGGATAAATAAGCGAAAGCTTAGGAGGCGCTTTAACGGTCAAGTCGGCCGCGAAAGCAGTTGATGCTAACAAAGAAAGTACAGTTGTAATCAGTAATTTGCGCATTTCAAATCCCCGCAGTTTGATGCTTCTGATTTGAAGCGCACAAAGTCAAGCACAAAAATGTGTGTCTTGCCGGTAACACTCCTAATTTATTTTTAAAGATTGCCTGTTGGCGAAATACCTTTAGATATCGAATTGGCATTAATAGAATTTGCAGGAGCAATTTCGGCAGTTGGAATAGATTTAGCTAATGCTCTACCTTCAACGGTATCTGTTGTAATAACTCCTGCTACTGGCGAAGCTGGATCAGCGGCAATCTTGCTGACAACAGCAACAGCATTTGTTTGAGTATGATTAAGCAATCCAAATATTCCACTGATAATGGCTACCGCTATTGTCATAAAAGTAGGACTATTGAAAATATCCATTACTTGCGCTTGGGTAATATAGCCGCTATGAGCGAACCACCCTGCGGCTCCTGCGCCGAATGCAGTAATTAACCAGCGTATAACAGATTTAATTTGCTCTTGATTAGGATTTAAATTCATCATGCACCTACTGTTATCGGCCTGTGAAACAATTCCTTTTCGGCCCTTCGCCTGCGATCCAAGCCGGCTAATACCTTGCCTTGCGCGCGATCATACAACATGAAATCTTCATCAGCTAATTCATAATTACCGGCATTCAATGCATTCAAAAGCGAGCAATGCTGATGCCCGAGCCACCCGGTATTGAATTGAAAATCCACCAAGGCATCATATTGATTTTGATTAAGTACGACTTTAACTAGATGCTTAACTTCCAATTCGACCGACATTAAATCAACGGATAAGATTTGGTCCGCTTGTTCCTTGGTAATGACTTGCCCAATATAGACCTTCGGCGGTCCAGCGGCATCAGTATGCCCATAGCCAATAGTTAACGTGCCATGCACATATTGACCGGGTTTAACAATATGATCGCTCGCATCATCATAAGCACCAAGGATCAAACCTTCAAACGGTTCCGTTACAGTCTTGCGAGCATTTTCACTGAAATGAAGATTATCATTCATAAAATCACCATGTTAATATTTCCAAAAAGCTTTTTGATTAGCATTCAAAGCAGTTAAATCTCCACCAGTAAATGAATAAACACCCCATAATCCAAATTCTGCAATATCACCATCACTAAACGATGTATAGAAATCTGTTCCAAAAAACATGCGTTGCGCCGGAAGTGCATTGGTATTTGCATTCAAAGAACCTGTAAATGTAGTATCAATTTGTATTGCAGAATTTACTCCACTAAACACGCTTTGCCAAGCGTGCCAAGTATTATCGGCGGCAGTAACAGTTGCATTAGTTCCGGCAAAAATACTTGCTTGATTAGGACCATTGTAAATCTGTAATGGCGCAACATTTGAATTACCACCCCAAATTGTTGTATTAGTACCTGTATTTTTTGCAACAACCGAAGTAGAAATTTGTTGTGCAACAACTGGTGAAGTTCCAGCAGTTTCTAAAAATTGACTACTAGCACTTACGAAGCGAGCACAAGGATTACCATTAATACAATTAGGAATTAATTTTGGCCTTGCTGAAATAGTTGCTTGTGTCATATCGCAACTACCAGTACAAAATCCTCTAGCAGCTTGATCGTATATTGTTTTAATAGTACAGGTTCCACCTGAACAATCTGTACCACCGACCGATGTAATAATAAGCTTTCCAGTAACGGTACTCGTTTTCATATCAACACAAGTAGCATCAGCAGCATTGCAAACATTTATAGCATTATTACCAGCTTTTGCTATACTTAATGCTCGCAAGCCATAATAATATCTTGTACCACCGCCGCCTGTTACAACATCACCAATACCGCCAGCAAACGGAACCGATGAACCCGAGCCAAAAAACGGCGGAACACCATTATTACCCATTCCAAGAGCAATAACACCGCTCATTAATAAAAACCAAAGTGCTAGACGTATTTTCATTGAAATGCCTGTTGTATAGCGCCAATCATGCAAAAATTAGAAGCATTACAGAAAAATGGTAAAACATCTACAGCATTTGCAGCCGTCGATAATACCGGAGCGACGCCACCTGCAAATTTCCAAGTACCGCCATATGTATTAATTAAATCACTTCCGGTTGAAGATTGAATAACCTCAATAAATCCAGACAAACCATTGTAGGCATTCGACGGACTAGCAAGAGTACATGGGCAAGACGCATGAATAAGTGTAACAGAAAAATTAATAAAATTATCAAAATTTGGTGTAAAAGTTGCTGTTGAAATTGCGAGTGGTGTAACAGCAAGCGAAGTATGATTACCGGCAGCATCAATCAATTTATTCGCCGTACCAGCCCAAATATTTGAATTAGTCGCAATATCGGCTGCAATTACACCAGAAGATGTAATAATACCACCAGTTAAGCCAGTACCGGCAGTAACGGAACTAACTGTTCCGACACTAGAAGTATTACAACCGAAAGCATGAATAGATGTACTATAAGTTAAAGCAATCGCACAATTGCCAACAGGTTGTCCGGTAGCTGGTCCTGTACTTCCTGTTGCATTTAGCAATACATTATCTGCATTAACATTAGCGAACGCACTCGCCGTTATAATATTTCCAGTACAAGTAACGCCAGTACCGCAAGCAATATCTCCGGTCATGCCACCAAGCGAAGTAACGCCGCTTGCCGTAGCTGAATTGGTATCCGGTACAATCTTAATAATATAATTCAGCGTCATCGTTGGCTGTACGATCGAATGCGCTGTATTGGAACCAAATGCACTAATCGTTCCGGTTGGCGTAAATGACGGTATATTGACTGTAACACCAGTTAAAGTAATACCGCCGCAAAGTGGATCACCAACAGAACATAAAATGCCGGTATTTGCTCCACCAGCGGGCGGAATTAATTCGCGATTTATATTATTAGTATTAACTGCCACACTACCAGGAGCATAAGTATTAGTTGAAGTCCAAGTCGGGCTAATTGCTGGCAACTCGGCAGCTAGAAGCGTATGACTTTGCGAACCACCAACAGCACCTTGCGCATTCGGTTCTACACCGAAATAAGTTGCCGTTAAATTCGACGCTGCAATGCCGCCCATATTAGGACGACCAGCAATAACGACACCGCGCAAATCAGGCAAAGTAAAAGTAGTTGTTCCATTGCCGTTTCCAAATGGAAAAAATAAAGCCGTTGTATTGGTTGTAATTGTTGCTGGATTACTCATAACAACAGTATTAGCAGTCTTAGAACTAACAACCGTGCCAGATGCAACACAAGTTGTTTCAAGCGGCGAACCTACATTAATCGAGCTTGTATCAGCAATTGCAGTTAAGGTATTGCTACCATTCGAGCATGTTACATTCAAAATTTGAGTAATAGCGGTAAACAAAACCGAAAACGTCGAACGCGAAATTTGTTGACCATTAGCAAAGACGTATTGATTAGGTGCAATAATGCCGGCCCAAGGTTTAATTGTGCCCACAAGATTGCCGTCGCCGGTTTGCGTTCCGCCGCCGCCTGATCCGGCCGCACTGGTAACAGCATCCCAAATCAAATTCCCTTGACTGTCTTTGACAATCTGGCGATAAACTCCCGCTCCGTAAATGCCCGCTGAAGCACCGGGAGGCTTGCCGCCAGCATCTAACGTTAACGGATTAGACCAAACAACGCTTTCGTTAGCGTCCTGCCAAATCGTTTTCAATGAAAGCGTATTTGGAATATAGAAACCGACCGTACCACCAGATAAAGGATTACCGTTATTATCAAAATATTGCTGCAAAGCATTCGGTATCAATGCTGCACTTTGCGCAAAGACTAAAGAACAGCTTAACCCATAAACGAAAGCTGAATAAATGAATGTACTAATCTTCTTCATAATATGGTTGTCCATCGTAATATACTTCAATATGTGGGCAACGGTATGGTATTCAATCCTGGCAACAATAGTATTGTTCTTAATATCATTCGGATGCCAAACCCTTAATTTTTTGGTAAGCCTTATTTACAATTGGTGTACCAACAATCGAAGCCGCAACCGGCCCTACAGGTAACTTAGATTGCAGTTGGCCTTTCAAAGTTTGAATAGGAGCAACAATATTCCTAGCACCTTGAATTTTTCTCAACTGATCGAACGTAGTATCTAAATGCTTTCCACTTCGCGAAATCAAATCGGCCAAGCCTTCCGCAAATGCATCATGCCGACTTTCGCGAAAACGAGTTAAAATGTTTCCACCTACATGCTTTGCGCCCATAATGGCTGTTCCGGTTCCTAATGATCCGGTTGTTGCATCCAAAGCAAAACCTTTAACAGCATCACCTAATATACCAGTAGGCTTATTAGCCATATCGAGCGAAGCATTAATGCGTGTATTTAAAGCAGTACGCGAACCTGTTGAAACTAATCCTTCAGTCGCTCTTAAATTAGCCTGCGTCGATAATGTATCTAAAACCCTATCGCCGGCAGGACCAAATGCAAGCTTTAATTTGGCGCGCGTAACAGATTTCTTGCCAAATGTTTGTTGTGCGCCGGCTAACTCGCCTTGCGCTGCTTTCTCCATTTTATCGCCAATCGCCGCCCGCATTCCTTTTCGGATTGCAGCTTGCTTATCAACGCTCGCATTTTTCCATACTTTCGTAAAATCTTGAATATTACCCTTATCTAAAGCCTGATGACCATAATCAATATCTTTGGTCAAATTGATTGCTTTTTCAAATTTCTGATCGGCCGCTTTCATTTGCGGATTAGTTTTTAATAAATCATCAACCTTACTACGCATATCAGTAAGCATAGCTTTTGTTTGATTACCTACACTTGTTTGAGGCGGCTTTGATTTGCTTAATATGTTGTCGATAGCCATTCTTGTTTCATGCAAATCAGCAATTGAAGTTCTAGGAACAGTAATAGTATTGCCTTGTGCATCCTTACCTTGACGATATAAGAAGCTCTTGACAGTCGAAAGATATTTCTTCTTTTCACCTAACGCTGTTTCAAGCTTCGTATCTATATCCTTAATAATAGGCTTTACATCTAAATTATTGCCGCTTGCATATGCAGCATTATAATCAGGTGCAACGTCCTTATGCGCTTGATTAATAATAGCTTGCTTTTCAGCTTCGATATCTGGCTTAGGACCGATTGCCCGATCTATCTCACTGTGGGCAACGTCATTCTTCAAATCGTTGCGTGCTTTAAAGCGATTTTCAATAATCGAGCTTGCACGACCACCACGCGTACCTAAAGCACCAGCATATTTTTGCAATGCAGGAGTTAAATCGGCAATGGTAGCATCAGGCCCCATTTTATGTACTTCGGCTTGTGCTTCGTCAATGCTCATTCCTTCATTTTCAAGCTCTTTAAGAACTTGATTAGCTGATCTTGGATTAACTCCCGCTGCATGTGAAGCAACATTGCCGGCTATTTTTCCTGGCAACTGCTTAGCTACATTAATTCCTTTTGAAATCAATGCGCCGGCCCGATCCATAACAGGACCGCCAACAGCACCACCTAAAGTATTGGCTGCAATGCTTTCTGCAACCGGAAGTACACCCGGTTCCGGTATGGTCGAAGCCGTTGCCGCCCCATAGGCCCCGCCGCCAACAGCACCAGCACCAGCCGCCCCTAGAAGCCTATTGGCGAGCGGTGCCGCAACTCGCTCGCCAGTGCTTAGGACCGTTGGCAACGCTCCTACAGCCGCTCTAATGCCTTGGATCGCACGCACTGGCGTCAATGGCGCAGTAGCGGCAATTTGACCGCCAATCCGGCCAATTTGCGCTAAATCATCATTTCCATATTCTTGCTGAAAAGCTTCATTTTCTTGATTGACACGCTTATTGAAAGCTTCTGATCTTGCTTCGCCTTCACCGCCGATTAACTTCGCTATGGTTTTATCGAGCCAACCAATAGCTTGACCGCCTGTATTGACAACATCGCTTACACCTTGCAATGCACCTTTGCCCACACTTTTGAGATTGTCGCTAATACTCTTTTCAGTTTGATCAGGGTGTGTTATATCTTCTTTCGACGTTAAATAAGCATCAGTCAAAGGCGTAGTTTCAGGCTGCGGTTGAATAACAGGAGGGGAACTAGCACCTTTACCCAAATACAAATCAGTTAGCGACGGCTGCGCTGCAACTGGTCTTACAACAATACCGAGATTGCCTTGGCTATTTGTAAAATCTTGACCGATATCGCTACTTTCGGCTTGATAAACTGGATTGCCGTTTTCATCATAGGTTAACTGTGGATTGATCATCCCTTGTTCTTTATAGATATCGGAAAGATTTTTAACAGGTAACGGCATTTACTGCGTTCCGCTAGGAGGCGTAATGAAATTATGTCTTTGCGCAACTTGCAATGACTTTTCAAAATTAGCGCGTTCGCTTGCTGGTGCTTTTTGCAATGTCTTTAACAATGCCGCTCTAGCTGGTGGCGACATTAAATCGACACCAAAAGCGCGCGGGTCAAGTTGATTTGTCGTTTGTGCATTCCAACGCGCGTACTCGCTTTCCGGCAATCCAGATTGCTCGAACGTTAACAATTGCGCTTGCTTCATTCGGCGTAATGCCAATGCAGATTTAGCAACATCTATTGCCGCCGCATTAGAAATATGCGTACTCGGATTACCAGCAAACGCGGCAGCGAGCTTATCATTTGTGCCACTATTACCAGTTTGATTAACAAAGTCTGTAAGATATTTCTTTGCTTCATCGTAATCCTTAACGGTGCCACCACTCCATTTTGGAATGTTGCTTTCAGTAGCACCGGGAACATTAGATAAGATAAACGATCTAAGCTGATTAAGTGTATCTGTTCCCGGTCCTGTTCCTTTAGTACCCAATGTTTCAAGAGCCGGAATAGCTTTAACCAATGGAAAAATATCACGTTGAAAACTAGACGCTGCTATTCTATCACTCGCTAATTGTGCGCCCGAAGCCGTCATAGCTTCGCTGGCACCGGGCGGCAATCCAGTTGTAATAGGTTGAGTAAATCTTTGTGTCGGAACTTTAGTTGGCAATCCAGCACTCGGAACACCACCCATATTTGGTTGATCCGGTCCAACATCAATTCCGGTAACTGTACTATTGCCAATTCGCATTCCTTGCGGAACCGGCGCAGGACCAACCGGCAAAGCACCGGGAGTTGACGGTAATCCCGTTGGCCCTGAAGATGGTCCTAATATTCCAGGTGTCCCGCGCGGTGCTTGACCGGGCGCACCTTGCGAAACAATTGGTTGTGTCGGCGGCGGTTGAACCGGAATACCGCGTTGCGGTCCAACAACACCACCAGCATTAGGATTACCGGCAAATCCCGGTTTCGGACTTGATAACGTTGGTGTAATTTGTTGTCCTGTATCAATCGTACCTTGACCGCCTAAATGATAATGCAAAGCGTCCATAGTAGTCATGGCTTGCTGAAGCTCATTTCCCATATGATTTTTCAGCGTCAATGCCGCTCTATCTGCCGGCATTCCTTGTGTTGGCGGTAATTGACTAATCTTCGTTGCCGCTTGTTCTGGCGTAATATAACCATTGGCAACATTGTTGCGATAAAATTGTTTAATATCATCTTCATTAAGATCAGGCTTCGATAACAATCCGGGGATTTGTCCTGCGACTTGCTGAAATCGATCCTTAATCAAATTCAATTGCTGTTGCTGAATAGTTAATTGCTGTTGCTGCAAGGTTCCAAGCTTGCCGGCAGTATCAAGAAAACTCGGCGGATTAGCCGGCAACTTCGGATAACTAGAGGTATCGACTTCGGCCATTTAATTAATCCTAGCCAGTAAAAACGTTTTGACCACCATCGGTAACTTGAATATTAGGACCGGGATTAACCATGCTTCCGCCCATAGTCCCGCCACCATACAGACCTTTATACGCAGCATATCCGCCGATATTACTCGCTAGATTATTGACCGCCGCACCTGTTGCATTATATCCGGCAGCTTGCGCATTACCGGCTCCAATCATATTGCTTCCAATTTGTTGTCCGGTTTGAGCACCAATAACACCTTGGCCCGCTGCGGCACTTTCACCAGTATCGATCAAGCCTTTTAAACGATTATAAGCATTCGTTTGATTGGTTACAGCATTAGCAAATTGTTGTTGATAGGTACTATCAGCTAATCCAGTTGCAAAAGTCGCAGCGCCCTTTAAAGCCGCACCGGATGATCCTAAACCCCTTGCCGCTGCGGAATTTTGCGTAGCTTTAAGACCTTGCGTCAAATTGAATTGATATCCAGGTGTTTTCTCCAACGCCGCTTGATCCATAACAATCGGAGCAGTCAATTCCGGCAAACGTGCCATTAATTGATTAGTAGCTTCACCACCAGCACCAATAAAAGGCGCAAGGTTCTTTTGCGTAGTACCGAACATTTGCAACTGCGCATTCGTTGCATTGTTCGCAGCATCAGTTTGTGCTTGCGCAGCCTTATTTGCTGAATAAGCTGTTGCAGCCGCACCAATAACGCCCGAGCCTATGATTGCTGTAGCAACCCAGGCATTGCAAAATGCTCTATCATAATCTTCAAAATCGATATAGAACATCTAATCTAATCCTAAAACTTTAGTTTGCTCAAATGCAAACTGCAATTGCTTCTCAAATTGTAAATATTCTTCTTCACTGTGGGCAATGAACATTTCTTCGATTAAGGAAATGTCTTTTTCTTCGGTTCCGTGAATGGTTGTCCATACGGTATCTTCAAGAGCAATCGCAATTCGTTTAGTACCAGGAGGGGAAACAATCGTAGCCGGCGCTTCAATCGTCTTGATTACACCATCAATAGAAACGTCAATCTTGCCCTTGCTAATGATATTCAAATTTGTATATTTATGAATAAAGCCAGTAAGTATGCAACCTTTCGGAATGAATATCTCGCGAGCATAAACACCTTTAGCAAAATAATGATTAGTTTCTAACTTTACTTCGGTATCTGTACCGTTAGCAATTGATTGCTTCATCAAATTTTCGACAGCATTGACTTTTTCGCGCGAAGTCAATTCGCGATCATAGGTAATCGTCCCGCCGTCGCGAAGTTGATATTTTTGCTGAATACGGTCTAAATTATCCACCTGTAGCCGCTCCGTAAATTGGTATAAACTGCAATGTACCACTTGGAGAAGTTACAACATCATTAATCGAAACTGGTATAATACGTTGTCCTGTAAGCGTAATACTAATAGTACCGCGAGTTAATGTAATCGCCGCACCGCCAGTAATAACAATAAATCCAGGTTCAACAGCCGTATAAGGACTAACTACGTTCTTAAAATTAGGTGGTGCTTGTACGAATTGTTGTAAGAATTGGTTCCAAGGTTTAGCTATTATTCCACCAGCACGAATTAACGGAGCAAGTAAGTTAGGAAGTGGCTGCATAAATTAACCCGGATGGTTTTAGCAAATGGAGAAAGGAAGAAAACCATTCACAAACCTTTAAATCAGGATGCCGGTACACCCTGTTAACTTCTTGCCGGCTGCACTTCAGCAAATCCGCCATTTAAAGCCGTTTGTATCGGCGCAGACCATTCCAGCTTAAATATTCTATCGCGTGCCATGCCAAGCCTTTGCCATTGGATCGCAGTCAAGAAATCACCACCGCGACCCATGCCTTGCTCAACTGCCGCTCCGTATGTTACACCACGATTATCCGACCAGCTTAGACTAACTTGCGGTTCTGTCAAGATTGTAGGGTCTTGCGTCCCCACTTGCATATCAGCATCAAAACCTTTGTAAGCAACGCGATCCATATTATTGAGCATGTGAAGAAACGTTTTGCGTCTTACAATCGGTACTCCATCATCAGTATATTTTTCTAAATCCAACGAATAGATTTTGCCAGTTTCCCAATCGCCAATAATGTTTTGCTCATTAAAATACATGCCCACATTAGCACGACTGCGATTGAGCGAACCATCATCGATATTCAGCCATGCCCATTTAGTCCACATTTTCGTTTTTAAAGCATACAACCAACTTTCATTGGCAGTCGGAAAGATTAATACATAAAAGGCATGTGTTCCGATTTGAAAGAAAAATCCTATGGCATCTTCGGTTGTCGGATAGTTGTTAAATCGATCAACCAAATACGGAGTTGAAATTTCAGTAATAGCATAACCAGTACCCATAACGACAATATTTTTACCCTGCTTATCTTGCATCAACCAAATACCGATAACATCAGTATTAGCGCATGTATATTGCGCTATGCATCCATGTTCAATGTAGGCACCTTGCACACGTTGAAAGAAGAAATCCGCTGCGCCAGTACCTATCCAAACTTCGGTAGTAAGTTGACCAATTAACCATAATTCATCATGGATGCTTAAAATTGCAACAATCGGATCAGCCGAACCGCTCTTAGCCGCGATATCGAGCGGATCAAACGATAATGCGACTGCGGTAATAGTATAGGTGAAGCCTGCACCGGCCCCACCAAGATCAGCATTGGAAGCTGAAAGTACGTCGCCAATAATGTAATTTTTACCGCTATTGCCAATATCGACCGTGCTAACAGCACCGCCGCCGCTTACTGTAATTGTTGCGGTAGCTTCTGTACCAGAACCACCTGTTAACGGCACATTTTGATAAGTACCAGGAACATAAGCAGCGCCGCCAACAACCGTTCCGCTTCCGATTGCCGTACCCGAAAGCATTCCATAAGTCGGATTAGACAACGATATATAAAATTGATTGGTCTTTGGTCGATTAAAAATGAAAAATGTATCTTGAAAGACAACGAAATCAGCACCTAAGAAACTCGGATCAGTAATTTGCGCAAACGCATTTGTTTTAAGATCAATCGCCCATCCGTCAACACCATCAACCAAAACTGCGGCTGTTCCATTATCCGCCATATAAACTTGTGACACTTTCGATGGAATAGTGCCTACAAGAATGAGCGCATAATTTGTAGCAAGAAAATAGACTTGGGTATCGATAACGACATAAGCCGTACCGATTGAAGTGCGATAAGTACATCTTGCCTTTGCGGCTGGTACTGGCGTTGCTCGCAACGTTAATCCAGGTGTCGGATAATAGGTTATCGGTGCTGGTGCTTGCGGATCAGCGGAATTATCTTCAGCGTAAAGATTAATAGTTTCTTGATTGCTGGCTATACCGCTGCGCTCGACATATGCCCTACCAGTTAAGGGAATGCGAGCCATTATTTACGGCCTTTAGAAGTAGCTGGAATAAGTAAACGTTCTTTCGGCCATTTCATCTTAATTCTCACATACATCGCAGGCCAACTAATACCGGCTCTTTTAGCCGCATGTGCAATACTCATTTTACCTTCAAGAGTATCAACCCAAATTGTAGAACGTCTATTGTTAGCTTGTTCTGATTTTGGTATCCAAATACAATTATCTTTACAATAATTACCGTTTACTTCTTTACGTTCTATTGTTAATCCAGGTTTATAAGTCGGATACATATCATCAAAGAATTGTTGAAAATTATTTAACCATTCATCACACATTCGTATCCCTCTAGCGCCGTAATCTTTATAGGGATATGAATTTTTATTATAGCACCTAGTTTTAATTCCTTGCCAAACTCTATAAAAATTAATCTTATCTTTTCGGCTCATTCCGTGAGTAGTTACAAAATGTGGATCGCAGTTACCGCAAGATTTTATTGCACCAGCTTTTAAATGTGCTCCGCGAAATTCTTTTTCAATTCCACAATCGCATTTACATAACCAATAAAGATAACGATGTTTTACTAAAGTTGATCTAATACCAACTAATTTGCCAAATCTCAATCCTGTTAAATCTGATCGCTTTTTCATGGCATTCTCCTGTTGTCGGCAGGAAATTGCCAGTAACCATAAGCATTGTCAACACCTAATATGAGTCCGCATTGAAAATATTAAACGCCTTACCTCTGCGCAGTCCAGCCGGCATTTGCAGCTTCGGCACTTGGGTATTGCCAGTACGAATAGTATTAAGCGATGCTTTGGCTAATGCTTTTGTATCACCGGAACTTTCCAGTTGATACATTGCTGAAACACGCATAGAATGATTATAGAAAATTGCCTCTTGATATTCTTCCGGCAATGTAAACGGAGTATCTAATCCGGTTCCAGCACCACCGCCAATAGCAAGCGGCCAACCTAATTGCTGTTGCACCAAGATATGACATTCATAAGTATTATTTGGAACCGGCCAAAAATAGATATTACCAAGCGGCCATTGTCCATCATAAAAACAATGATCAGGAAGTGAGTTTAAGCCTTTGACTGCGATACGAATGTATTCTTCATAAGAAAAGATTAGCTTACATTGTAAGCTAATTGGAGTTTGTCCGGTATTCAATTGAACGATGTAGGCACCTTTAATTTGCCCAGGACGCGCAATATTCCAAAATTGCCCAGCACCAATTTTATTTGATATTTGATCATTACCAATTGTATGAATATCAATCAATGCCGGAACAAGCCAACGCTGCTTATTCCATTGCGCAACCATTTGTTGTAAGAGAATGAAGCAATCGTTTATATCTTCAGCAAGAGCGGTTTGACCGACACCGAGAATACCAGCTTGCTTTAAAGACAATGTGATTAGGTCACGTGCTGTAATCGCCATACAAAAAATTCCTGTTGATAGCGGTTACAACTCGCAAATTTCTACAGACAATCGATGGTTTAATATTGGACATTAGCGGCGCATAGTGCGCTCTACGGTTGGCCCCTAAAGGGCCATTATGCCAGGAGCGGCGATAGGTATTGCACCGCCGCTCCTGTTTCGTCTTTACTTATTGCCGCTCCAACCTTCATCACCCTTTTTCGGCTTGGCTTTCACCGCACCGCTAATTTCCGCATGATGATCTTCATCATTCACGACAACGCGAACCGGAAAGCCGGCTGCATTCTTTTCAGTTGGATGGTCAATATACATTGGGTATTTGGTATGACCAAGCTCATTCAGAATATTCGGGTCTTTACCGAATAAAGGATGCGGATTAGAAGCCGAATATTCCGGCTTTTCACCGTGCCTTGCATGTTCATCAAACATAGCTCTTGCTCCAATCGTGTTAAATGCGCTTTAGACCTTATCCGCAACTACGCAAAGCCATTGCGGCCGGATATACAACTGCCCAAAGAGAACATCGGTTCGCGTAGCCAACTGATCGCTTCCAGGCAAGTAATCCGTAAGAATACGAATGCTGATACCATCGTATTCCGCGCGTGCCGCTTCCTCGACTGCTTTCCTTGGCATGACAAGATCAGCGGTCGCAAGCGTAACAGCCTTTTGCACATAGGCAATCGACTTGCGGAACACTTCGCCAGATTGGCAAAGCAAGCGCATTTGAGCACCGTTAATAGGCGAAGCATCAACCGTCTGGTACTGTTGATCAGGACCACCAGCAACGCCCGTAGCCGAAGGCACCAGCCCCGGAAAGATAGGAATGCTGGTAGCGCCGGTAATAACATCAGCCGTTACGACAAATTGTCGCAGCGTGCCCAATGTCTGCTTAGTTACCATGTTAACAGCATTCACGCCGTCGAAGGTAACAAAGTCACCTTTCTTTAAAGTTCCGGTAATAGCATTTACCGTAATCGAGCCACCGC